ACGGTCAGATCCGGCGTCAGCCCGTAGAATGGCGATTTCGGCACGAAGTTTTTCGATTTCGTCAACCGCTTCGATGCCCCAGTTGTTGAGCTCGATCACATCGTCTTCGTTGTAGTTACTCGGATTGATTTCGGGAAAAGACGAAACTATGTCGATTTTTGTAGTGTCGGTCATCTTGGGCTCCAGTGCTCTTTGTGGGTCAGCGGGGCGGCAGAACCGTAATGGTGGCTATTGAACTGCTGGTCGTGATCGGCTTCCCATCCTTGTCAACAGTCATGGATAGGAGCGCCTTGCAGGTGGGGACCTTTAGGCTGTCCGCCATCGATTGAACGTCGGTGCATGTTACTTGGCGACCTGAATAGCAGAGGCTCGTTCCTGCCATAAGTAGTGCGACGCATCCTGTGAGCATGGGCTTCCTCGCTGGTTACTGATGATGGTCGTCGTCAGAACTTGCCGTATTTCTTCCGCATAGCGCGTTCGTAAAAGAAGTCCCGGTAGAACTCGAAACGCCACTTCAGCAGCCATCGCTGGATCGATATGACCGGATTGTGGTCTGTGTGTTGGTAGACGAGCAGCGTCCAGCCCAATCCCTTCACGCGGCTAAAGTGGATGCGTGGTCTCCATTTCCATGCCGGCGGGCAAGTCATCACGTCTTCTCCTGGGTGGTGTTCTGCAGAGCTGCGGTCAGTGCAACGCGGACGAGCGAGTCCAGATCGACGTGTCCGTCGAGGTTGAAGTTGTCGGGAGATGTGCCCCATCGAATCCGGCAGCCGTGGCTGGTGCCATCTTTCAGATCAGCGACCACGGCCTTTGTCGCCCGGTCGATCATCTCTTCGGTGATCATGGCTTCTCTCCGTGATGCGGAACGATCGCGGGAGCCCCAAGCGCGGCGTCTATCATTGCGCGCCAACATGCAGCGGCGTCATCCGGCCACTCTTTCACGGCGTCGGCTACTCGCATTTCAAACGTCGGATCTCTCATAGCTGCGATGGCCGCTCGAGCTTCCAGCCGAGCAAGCGGCACAATAGAATGGTTTACGCGGACTACGTCGCTCCAGTTTCGATCGTCTTCCGGAAGGCCGGCGTCCTTCGCCCAAGCTTCAAAGATCGCTTTCGCGACCCGATCGACCATTTCACTCATGGCCCGTGTCCTTATGAGAGGTGAGTGCGTGAGCCCGCACCGCGTCGGCCACCTGCTTGTTGATGTCCGCCGGCAGCGCAAAGAAGCTCAGCGCGCCCTTCACCGGAATAAGCGGCAGCGGAAAGGCGTCGCGCAGTACGAAGCCATAGCGGCCGAAAAACCAGCGGCTATCCATCTCCGTGACGCAATCGACGATGCGCGCCATGCCGACAACGCCGCCGCGCGGCATCGCCATCTCCCGTTCGTCGTCTTTGTCGATCTCGGTCTTGCTGACGCCGGCATGTACGATGAACCAGCCGCGACCGCGTGTCGCCCAATCCCGGTTCTCGACGTCCTTGCCGTCGTGGAATATGTGATGCGGATAGGGCTGCTTTATCGACAGCGCCTTGACCTCGCCGCGCTCGATGCGGGCCGCGAGCTGTTCGAAATCGATCATGTCGCATCCTTTCCGCTAGTCGCAATCACCGCTAACCCCTCCACGCCGGAGACGAGGTTGCCATCGGTCAGCACTGCGCTGATGGCCCAGCCGCGTTTGCAGGTGGATAGCCACTGCTCATATGTCGCGCCGCTCCCGCCGAACGCGCTGGCGTTAGTGTCGGCCAGCCAACGCGCAAGCTCTTCCGGCGTTTCGAAGGCCGGAGAGATCGGCGTGCCCTCGCTGGTGTCCTCGTACATCATCAGCATCGTTGCCGTTCCCTCGGGAAAGACCGGCATGTAATCGTCTGGGCTTGGGCGACGCCTGTTCCATTCGGTGTAGGTAGAGCAGGCGAGTGCCGCCGCGCATTTTGGCTCCCATCTCTGGTCGCCCTTGCCATAAGCTCTGACCTCGCCTCGCTGCCAGGCAGCGTATTGTTCATCCCAGTCAGCGTCATCGACCGCAAAGTTTCCCTTCAAAAGCGGGATGTATCGGCCGTCCTCGCGCTTCGGGTGCTGCCAGTCCTTCGGCACCATACGAACTTCACGCCCCATGTGAGCCTCCTTTGCTAGTGGTGTCGTGATCCCCAAAGAGCGTGGCATCCCGGCAAGCCCGCCGAATTTCCGTGGCGTCGGCATTCTTGCCGTAGTCGCAGTCTCCGCAGCGGGTGCAGACATTCACGGGCACGGAGCAACAGCCGGCCGCGATGATCTTCACGCCATCTAGCTGCTCCTCAAACTCGCATCCACAGTTAGCGCCGCCGCTGCTTTGCATGTCGCACCCAAGCTCGCGGCAGGTAGCGGTCGCTGCGATGCGTTCAAGACGGGCCACCTCAGCGCGTGCCGCTTCTAGCTTCTCGGCAAGATCAGCCATTGGTGCCATCCTTGCCCGTGAGCGTGACAGAGGGTGCCGCGCTGGTTTTTCCGCGATACCACTCGATTATCCGACGAGTGCGATCCGACCCGACCTGACAGCCGGCGACGCGGCTAATTTGTTCGGCAAGCTGATCGTCGGTTTCCGAGCCCCGCTGCAGGCTGTCGATGTGGCAGTCGAGCCAGTTGATGTTGTCGGCAAGCGTTTCAGTGCCGATGCTCGGACCATGCTGCGCATTGGCAACAAGATCGCGGATTTCCCTAAGCTGGCGCAGGACTGAATTGAGGTAGTAAATTTCCTGCGTCATACGACGAACTCCGCGTCCTCGACGGGCACGGCATACCGGCGCACACCGCAGGTGCCGTTGACTTTCAAAACAAAGCCGACGAGGCGCATCTGGCCATACTGGTATTCGACACCGTCAACCTGAAATTCTTTGGTGCCGTAGGCCTTGACGATCTTGCCCATGTGCCTACCAGCAAGCTCCGTTTCGTATTCTTTGAGCTGCTCGATGGTTTCGCTCGCTGCGTAAAGCAGTTCATCGTCGGTCATGACCGCGGCCCTCCACCTTGGCCCTGATTGCGAGATGCGCCCGTGAGCATGGCAGATTGTGCTGCATCGAACTGTTCATGCGTTATGCCCGGAGTGTCATTCCGGTCGTCCGGCTCAATCACGACGCCGTAGATTTCGTAAAGGTTTTGCACCCCGTGGGGGATGAAGTCATGCACCCAGTCGCGCGCCGTCTTTTCCGTGGTGAAGGCCTTATGAATGAAAGGCTTTCCCTCGTAGGGCGCAAATAGGACAACCCATATCGTACTCATGTGCGGCGCTCCGTCTCAGTGTCGCGGTCATTGCGAGCCAACGCCTGCGCATCCCGCAGCGCCGACATAGCTTGCGCCGCCTTCTCACAACGCATTTCCGCGTATGGCGGGACGATCTGTTCGCCGTATCCGGTCCACATCGCTGCCTCGTATTCGGCGGCATCGAAGAAAGCTTGAGCTGCGGCCGTAGCTGCGGCATGCGTCTGGTAAAGGTCCATATTCGGAACAGTCTCTCCCCCATGTGCTGGCCGGGAAAGGGCGGCGGCGGCTCGCCTGATGTCCCCCACTGTGATCTCAGTTGGCTGATCCAGCGCGAAAAATAGGGGGCGACTATCTCGATGCTTGTCAGACAGTCGATCAGCTAAATCTGCGAACGGACGCAGCGCCTCCCTCACCGCATCCGGCTCGGGCGAACCGCTAGAAGATTTCGAACAGTTCGGCTCGGGCGAGGTGGTGGGGGCGGCGAGGCGTTCCAGATATTCAGCCGCGTTTAGAATGGCGTCAGCGCGATCAATGTGACGTTGGCGCTTATCGCTGCGCGGCTCGCTCAAGTCGTCATTCTGCGCGGTCTGCATTGCCTTGCGAAGCGCGGCGGCCAGCGCCACAGGTTCGACGGTGCTTGCAGCAGAGCGGGCGGGTGGCGCTGCCTGCTGGCGCAGCCGGCGGATGATCGTCGCAGCGTCGCCAGCGAGTTGCGTCCATGAAAAGCCGAAGCCCTCAGCGTAGCCTTGATACGCCGCGCCTTGGTCGAGCTTCGACAGGATATTGTCGATCGTGCCGTCGCTCAGTCGGGCGGGCATGTTTCCTGATGGGGCATGATCGCTGCCGTCCATGGCTACCGCTGCCAGCTCTTCCCAGATCTCACCCAGCGGGCGCGCGATCAACTCGCGGCGCCGATCGGCCATGCGCCGGGCAAGCGATGCCTTCGCGCAGGCGATGGCTTCTTTGCTTCGAATGCTCATCGTCCTGCCTCCTGGAGGGCAGCGCGGCCCGACTTCAGGTACTGTGGGTACTTGGCTTCGATTTCCGCGAGGCGCCGATCGCAGAACTCAGCCGCTTTGCTGCTCGGATTACTGAGGCCGGCGCGGATGCTTTTCAGGCGCTCGTAGCTGTCGATGTCGTAGGCCCAAGCGCGCTGCTCATAGTCAGCCATTGGACTGCTCCTGTGGTGATGCGGGTTCAGTGCGGAGGTGCGACACAGGAAATTGCCGCACGAGCAAGTCAGCCGGAATCGGCTTCTTGCCGGCCATCTGCTTCATGAAAAACGCGCGCTCGAAGCGGGCAGAACCGTCCCGCAAATCGCGTGGCCATTGCTCGGGCATGTCGCGGATCTCACGTCCGCTTTCGCCTCCGCAGATGATCCAATCCGGCGCGTGCTTGTCGAGGATGATCGGACCAAGCATCGGCTCGAAGCTGCCGAACGTAAACAATGGGTTGAGCCGTTGCTTCACCTCCCATAGCTTCATCCGGTCGCGATCGTATTCGAACTGATTTGCTATGGTTGCGCCAACTGCTGCGTTATGGGGCAGCATCCGATTGCCGGCGAAGGGGTCCGTCATCTTCATGACGTTGCCGATGCGCTTGGTCAGGAAAAGCCAAATCAGCGAGGGCGTTTCTTCGGCGAGCTGGAATAGCTGATGGCGCCAGAGATCGTCCACCTCATTATCGAAGACATCCGCCAACGAAGCGCAGAAGACGAAAGGCCGTGTTCCTGTTTTCTCGGCTTGTCGATTCCAGCGACGCGGCAATTGCCAGTTGGCAGGAGACGTGCGCACCCGATCTTCACCGGCGCCCCAGCGAACTCGACCATATCGAGTGTCCATCATCGCTTCGGCATAGCAATGATCGCATGCCGGGGAGACTTTGGTGCAGCCGATCCATGGGTTGAAAGTGTGATCGGTCCACTCGATCTTGCTGTTTTCAGCCATGGGAACGCTCCTTGGAGCTGAGTGCGGCAGCCCTTCGAAGATCGCCGACGGTCAGAAGTGGCGCGCGATTGTGGCGGATGGGTTTGAACAGGTCGCTGTCGGCCTCGTCATCGCCAATATCGTGATCTGCGACGGCGGCAAACGGGCGCAGTGCGTCGCGAAGTATCGAAATTTCAGAGACTTCCGCTCCTGGCCGCCAGATCACGATCACGCTGGCGAAGAAACCGGACGCGCGATAGGCGCCCCCAGTCAGAAATCGGACGCGCCCGCGGATATAGCGAACCTCCGCATGGCCAGCGACGTCATCGTGCCACCAGGCGAGGTCGCAGGATGCCGGCAGAAGGCCAACAACCAGGGCGCCCTTCTGCTGCTCGAGTCTGGCTTTCTTGGTCCAGGCATAGATCTCGCGCCCATAGGGCGGGTTCATAAACACCCTATGGCCAGACCAGTCCTGCTCGAGACCATTCTCTGCCTCGGTGAAGTAAGTCGGGCATTTGGCCGTCTCGATCGAGCAGCATGGATCGAGCGTAAAGTTGAACTCCTTGTTCAGAGGGTCGAAAACCTCCGGCGGAGTGGCCCAATGCCGACCGTTGCCGTTGTAACGGCCGTTGTTACGGGTCTTGCCGGCACCCAGGACCGCGGCGTTATCCGTGCCGTCGATGGTGCGGCGCTCCGCCTCATGGCCGCGCTGATGGGAAGTCAGGGTCATGACCGCGCCCTCCGATAGGGCCGGACGCGGCAGTGGGCCGGCTCGTACTTGCCGTTGGCACGCTTACAGGCTTCGATCTCCCGAATTGAGAGGTCGATCCACTTGCGAAGACGGCGCTCATGGTTCGGATTGGCCGGCGCGCGAAGATGGCCAAGCTGCTTGATCAACGTGAATGGCCGATGCTTCAGGCACGGCGTACGAGCGTTTTCGTTGCCCAGAAAGATCAGGTCGCGGCGGGTGGATTCGAAGGTCATGCGTGCTCCTGCTTGGATGCTGCTACGGTTTCCATGAGCAAAACCATCTGGCGCCGTATAGCCTGATCTGGAATGGCAACATAAGCGCGCAACAGGCGCATGGCGAAGCTGGAATCAGTGAACAATAGGCTGTTCATCTCGGCGGTGTGCGAGGCGTCGCCGCTGGCGTAAAAGAAGCTGGTCGGGATATCGAGTATATCCGCGATGCGCTCAAGGCGTGCAGCATGCACGCGATTGACGCCCTTCTCATATTTTTGGACTTGCTGGAAGGATATTCCCAGCTTTTCGCCGAGTTCTTGCTGCGAGATTTTTAGCTCAACACGGCGCAGACGGATTTTGCGTCCAATTTCGGCGTCGGCTTCTGTAGCGGTTCTCTGGTTCATAGTTGAGGTTCCCGGTGGCTGTAAATCAGAAAGGTTTGTCGTCGTCCGGATTGACAGTGGCAAGACGGATGTCGTGGTTCAACTGGAACATGGCGGCGCGCAAGCGCGCCTGCTGCATCTCGATCAGCGCTGCAAGGTCATCCCATACGCCTCCAGGCACGTCACGCTGGCCGGATAGCCATGACCGCAGGGTTCGGTCGCTGACACCCAGATCGGCAGCCAGCGAGCCCCGGAAGGCGTCGCCATACAGCGCGGTGCCGATCTTGAGCAGCAATTCGGTCGACATACGGTCCGCATCCCTGCTCATGCCCAGACATATTTCGAAGGAATCGGGTGCCAGCCAACGCACGGCTGGAGCGCTTTGCGATTATAGACCGGACGCGGTAGCCCGCGCACTTCATGCCAAATGCGCTGTTCGCCACGCGCGCGAAGTCGGAAAGCCTCAAGGCTTTCCCGGATCTGATGCAGGTCCGGTTTCGGAAAAATGCTGCGCCGACACGCATGCCGGAAAGCGTCATTCTTGACCATCTGCCAATCAATGCGGCCCTGCTCGTCGATGTAGAGATAGCGCGGTTCATTGGTCATCGGCATGTTTAAGCCTCCCAAGCCACGCCGCGAAGCGCGAGCGCAACGTTGATTTCCAGAACGATGAAAGCATCCACCATCCATGCCTCAGTCGAACAGGACCGGTTAAGCCGGTCCCGGGCGCGAGTGCGCCGGGCAATCAAGTCCTCTGTGGACATCTGCACAAAGTCATCCCGTGAATAAGCGGCGACCATGGCTCAATACCCCGCCCAGTCGCGCAGCGTGCGCATGTCGGTGAACGACACAGCGTCACGGTAAAGCACGCCGTCCTTCACGTATTCGTCGGTGCAGACCATCTTGCCCGAGGGAGCGATGCCGGCGAACCAGTCGTGGCCCTGAGCCCAGCGGATCTGGGAGGCGGTGAAATAGGTCATGGGGAGCGCATATGTGGTACAGGTCATAATCGTCAGCCCTCATTTGGCTATCGGCGGGCGGTGCTAATCACCGCCCCATGTCCAGAACCATGCGCCAATAAATTCGAGATCGCAACAATTATTTTGACTGTCGTCAGATTATTTATCGGCCCGATACCCCGAAATAAATAGCGAGATACCGCTGCCGAATTAATTTCAACAATATTGCCAGAATGCCCCTCGGCGGGGTAACCATCGCCCTATGCGAGTTCTACGGAGATAATCTATGCCCGAGCTGCCGAACCCGAAGCACGAGAACGCGGTGCAGTTCTACGTGAAGGGATCGACCAAGAAAGACGCTTTCATCCACGGCGGCTACAGCTACAAGCCGGCGAGCTGCGCGAAGTTCTTTGCCCGGCCGGCAATCATGGCTCGGGTTGAGGAACTGATGAAGGCCAAGAACGCCAAGGCGGCGCGTGCCACTGAGATCGCGGTGCAAAAGGCCGGTCTTGAGGAATCGTGGATTTTGGAGCGGCTGAAATACCTCACGGAGGTCAGCATCCGTGGCCAACCGATCAAGGACGCTACTGGGGAGCCAACGGGGAAGTTTACCGGCAAGGTGGATGGATCGACTGCGGTGGCCTGTTTGCGGCTCGCGTCCCAAATCAAGGGCATGCTCGTCCATCGGACGGAGGTGGGCGATCCTGGCGAGTTTGCGCGTTTGTCGGCGTCTGAGCTTGAGCGACGCGTTACGGAGGACATGCTGGCGATCGGCGTTGATCCGTCCACGATCGACGGGCTGATCGAGCAATTCAGTCTGAGCGAGGAAAGCCTAACCGTCGGCGAAGCGTGAAAAGGTTTCCGCGGATTCCTGAAACGTTCTGGCTTGCGCTGTGCCAATAAATTCGTGCAGTGTTCCCAGTGTTGATGGGAATCTGACACCGGGAAAATCAATGTCCAAGAATCATCATGGCATCCAGCCGCTGACTGCGGCTGAGTGCCGGGCCGGTCGATCCGCTCTCGGGTGGACGCAGGGCGATCTGGCCAAAAAGGCCAAGGTCAGCGCATGGGCGGTCTCCCGCTTTGAGCGGTTCGGCTACGGCGCCGAAAACACCCACATGTCGAATAGCGCCGTGTGGCGTATCCGCGAGATCCTGCTGGATCACGGAATTCTGCTCGAACAGCACAATGGTCTGTCGGTGGTGAAATTCCGCCGGGACACCGTGGTGCCTCCAAAGCGGAATGGGCGCGACGGCACCTGGCAAAAGAATAACCCGGCCCCTCTCGGGACCGGGTAGCTAAACAGACGGGCAACTATTGATGGGGCCGGCATTATTGCCGGTTCTTGCCACAACGAACCAACCGGGAGAGGGTTCCGAATTATGATGGAGCAATTGGCGTCTTTGCATCCTGCAGCGCAGGTCGCGTGGGTTTTGATGAGTGGATTGGTGTTGATCGTGTTCTTTTGGGCGTTATTGCGATGAAAGCTCGCGACCTTCTCCCCATCATCGAGCGCGTGCGGCGCGCGACCACAAACGGCGACGTGCTGACCATCTGCGACGCGCTGTTCAAGCGGGTGCAGCATGAGATTGGAACCACCACGGTGCGCAAGACGGTGCCGGGTGGCATTCCGCCTAAACTGTCTGGCAATCGGGCAGATATGGTAATCGTCGACGATCCCCATGCGCCGGATGAGTATCTGGCTGGGATTACCAACCGCGATATGCCGCGCACTGCCATGGATGCCGTCGTCGAGCACGCGGAAGGCGGCCGCAAGCCGGCTACCGGGAAGGCGAAGCGCGCACTGGCCAAGGTTGCCGCCCGCAAGGCGGCGAAGAAAGCTTCGAAAAATGCGGGATGACACCAACCGCAAGCCAATGTCGACTGGCTGGCATCAGGACAAGCCGACGCGCGCACATGGCACCGCCGAATCGAATGGCCGCCGCATTGCCGTGACCTTTCCGACCGACGAATTCGACCGCATCCGTGATCTGGCGCAGGCATCGGGCGTCGCATTTCAAGAGCAGGTCCGGCGTATGTGCCGGGCGTATAAACCGGGAACAGACCAATGATCCATATTGCGAGCCATCCTGATCTGCGGCGGCCGGGCTACCGGTACAACAAGGTCGGCATCGGCTTTCCGAACACGGCGCGTCCTGAAATCGAGCTCGACCACATTGATGGCCCGGTGCTGATCATGCGCGACGGCAGCATGCACTGGCTGACGCTGTGGGAGCGCCTCAACGTCTGGATCGGTCGGGACGATGCCATGACGCTGGAATCGCGCCTGCGGCCGGATCTGATTGATCTGGAAAATGATAACGTGTGGGGAATGTGATGAGCCGTTGGCTGTCGCTGGCGCAGCACAAGAACCTGCGGGCGCTGTATCTGCGGCTGGGGCTGATCCCGCCGGACACAGAGTTTAATCGTCGAGCGGCGGCTTATACTGCCCGTGCGGTGAAACAGGCCGATAACAATGCTCGATGGAAGCGCATCAGGGAGCAGAAGAATGCCGATCAGGCCGGAAAATGCGAAGCGGCATCCAAGGGATTGGAAAACTGAGGTGGTGCCGCGCATTCGCGCGCGGTCGGGCAATGCATGCGAGTGCACCGGACAGTGTGGTGTCGGCCATACGATTCAGCCGCCAGAGGCTGAAAGCGATCGCTGTTGGGCGATGAATGGCGAACCGCATCCCATCACTGGTTCCAAGGTGGTATTGACCGTGATGCATCTCAATCATCAGCCAGAAGACAATCGAGACGAAAACCTGCTGCATGGCTGCCAGGGCTGCCACAATCGCTATGATGCGCCCATGCGGCGCGCTGGAATCAAGGAGCGGGCGCGTGCGGGCAAGGCTGCGGCTGATCTGTTTGCCTGTTCGGAGGTTGGGCTGTGAGGCGTTTCTGGTGCTGGCTGTTCCACAGGCAACATCGGTGGAATCGCGTTTCGACCTATTACGGCGTGCGTGGATTTGACGAGGCGGAGCAGGTGATGTGGGTGGCCTGCCGTAAATGCGGGATAGACCAGCCACAATGAACGCAACTGCCCTTGCTCCTGCCGCCCGCCGCCAAGCGCTTGAGCGCATTGCCATGCACGTCGCCGAGCAGCGGCGCCGTGTCGAGCGGCAGCTGCATGAGGAACGCGGCTATTGGGCTGAGGACGGCACCTGGCAGGGTGGTCTCATGTCCTTCATCCGGTATTTCTGGGACATCCTGGAGCCAGGCACGCCATTCGTCGACGGCTGGGCCATGGCGGCGATCTGCGAACACCTCGAGGCGCTGACATTTGGCGAGCTCAATCCGCCGCGGCTGCTGATCAACGTGCCGCCGGGGTTCTCCAAGTCCATGATCGTCGACGTGTTCTGGCCGGCGTGGGAATGGGCGGCCATGGATCTGTCCCATCTGCGCTATGTGGCGTTCAGCTATTCCGCGTCGCTGACAGAGCGCGATAACGGGCGATTCCGCGATCTGATCATGCATCCCCGGTTTCAGGCCATGTATGGCCAGCGCCTCAAGCTGCGCAAGATAGGCGAAACGAAGGTCACGAATACCCGCCATGGATGGAAGCTGGCCACGTCGGTCGGCGGTCTCGGCACCGGTGAGCGCGGTGATCGCGTGATCCTGGACGATCCGCACAACGTTAAGGACTCCGAATCAGAGGTGGTCCGGACCGAAACGGTCCGTTGGTTCCGCGAGTCGATGACGTCGCGTCTCAACAACATGGAAACCGGATCGATCGTGATCATCATGCAGCGCGTGCATGAAAATGACGTGTCGGGCGAAATCCTTGAGCATGATCTGGGCTATGTGCATCTGATGATCCCGATGCGGTACGTGTGGTCGGCGGATGATGAGGGGTTGCCGTACGCCACGCCCATCGGCTGGGTGGATCCTCGCTGGCAGTCCAATCCAGAGGATTGCGAGGGCGAACTGGCGTGGCCGGAACGGTTCTCGGAGGCGGTGGTCAGCCGCATGGAGAAGACGCTGGGGCCTTACGCATCGGCGGGGCAGCTGCAGCAAACTCCGGAAGCGCGCGGCGGCGGCATCATCAAACGCTCGTTCTGGCAGCCGTGGGAGCCGGTGGATGGCAAATTCCCGGCCTTCGATTATGTCGTTGCGTCACTGGACGGCGCGTTCACCGACAAAGAGGAAAATGACCCCAGCGCAATGACGGTCTGGGGCGTGTTTGATCACCATGGCTATACCCGCGCTATGCTGATCACTGCCTGGCGCAAGTGGCTGGAATTCGAAGGCGAGAAGCCTGATCCTGACGATCTCAAGCCACGCAAGGGCGAAAGCTCGCGCGATGCGCAAGAGCGCATGCAGGCCAAATGGGGGCTTGTCGAGCACGTCTATGACACCTGCAACAAGTGGAAGGTTGATCGGCTGCTGATCGAAGCCAAGGCGACCGGCATTTCGGTGGGACAATCCCTTCGAAAGCGATACGGCCGGGCCCGGTGGTCGACGCAGCTGGTGGAGCCTGCCGGGGACAAGGTGGCGCGGGCGCTGGCGCAGCAATCCGCGTTCTCGCAGGGGATGATCTATGTGCCGATGCCATTGCGCCAGTGGGGCGCGCTGGTGGTCGACGAGATGGCGGTGTTCCCCAAGGGGCGATATCGAGATTTGACGGATAGCGCGACGCAGGCGGTCAAGCATTTGCGCGACATCGGGCTGCTGGTCGACGATGAGGAACAGCGCGCGGCCAAGGTGGACGTGGTGCGGCATGAGCCGCGGAAAAAGGTGAATCCCTATGCAGTCTAATCAGGTTCCGCTCAAGCGATCGGCGCATGTTTTTGAGGAAGGCATGGAGAATTTCGAAGTGTTCGAACCTCCGGCTGATTTGCAGAAGGCGGTGGCCGATATGCTGACATTGCGCAAGCTGCCGCCGGGATATTCGTTCGTCTATGATGCGAAGACAGACAATCTGCTGTGTTGCGGCATTCGGTTCTGCTTTGTGGTGACGCGGCGTGCAGTGGAGCAGGGGCTGCATCTGATCCAATATGGCGGCACACTGACAGAGTTGATCCGAACGCATCGCAATTCGTGCGACGCGTAAAATCGCGGTTCGTTCCCGTTGACCGGGTATATCCCGGTCATGCAAATTGGCGGTCCTTTCAACCTTGATGGAAAGAAAATAACCATGACGACGCAAGACAACGGCAACGATTGGAAGCCGGGCGACGAGTCCACGCTGACGCAGGACCAGCAGGACTGCATCCAGCTTCTCGAATTCACGCTGGCCGAGGCCCGCAAGGGCACTTTCCACGCCATGGCCATCGTGGGCGTGACGGCGCAGGGCTTTGGCTCGCAGATCGTCGGCAGCAATGTGCCGGCGACCTATATGGGGCTCGGCATGGCGCTGCGGGAGCTTGAGGACAAGTTCAAGGCGCCGCCGGCGCCGGTGAATCGCCAGCGGCCGACGATCCTGCGGCCAGGCGGTCCTTTGTGACCTGCTCCGGCCCTCCGCCGCCTTGGTGGTTTTGGGTCTGCATTGCCGGATTGATTGTCTACTGCTTTTGGCAGTGGTTCGGGTATCCGGTCGATCCCGACAAGCCGGCCGCCTGACCTGGTGCAGTAGGGCGCGCCAGCGCCGAATGCCTGATGTGGAATGCCTCGCCATTGCCATGGCGGGGCATTTTTGCGTCTGGACGAAATTTCCGTGCTATATCCGCCATCGACAATCGATCCATGGCGCGCGCGGGGAATAATTCATGGCCGGTCTGGCGGAAAAGCAGGAAGTCGTCACCGACGACGCGACAATCACCATTCTGAGCGATGATCCGGAGGCGGTGCGGGTCGATCCTGTGACCGGGGCCATGGAAGTCGATCAGGAAGACGGCGGCGTGGTGGTGCGCCTCGGCGGGTTTGGGGCACCTGCCAAGCCGGCGGCGGAAGAAACCGACGAGAATTTCTATCGGAACCTGTGTGACGAGATTGCTGAAAGCGACCTGTCAGTTATGGCCGAACTGCTGATCGAGCAGATCGAGGCAGATGACGTCAGTCGTCGGCAAGCCATTCAGGATCGCGCCCGCGCCATGGATTTGATGGGCCTCAAGCTAGATGATCCGAAAAGCGGACTTGATACGGGCGGCGATAGCGGTGGCGGCACCGCTACCGTGGTTAATCCTCTGCTGCTTGAGAATGTGCTGCATGGCTGGGCGACGGCTGTGGGTGAGCTGCTGCCGGCTGAGGGGCCGGTCAAGGTCACCAACGAGTCCGATGAGCAGGAATCCGCTGAGGATGACGGGCTGGCCGACGCATTCGAGCGTGATCTGAATTTCTATCTAACCACACTGGCGCCGGAATGGGCCCCGGACACCAGCCGCATGTTGCTGTGGGGGCCGTATCTTGGCGGCTCCGGCTTCAAGAAGGTCTATGTCTGCCCGCTGCGGCGCCGGCCTGTGTCTGATGCCATCGACATGGAAAAGCTGATTGTCTCCGATACGACGAAGGATCTGGGTGCGTGCGAGCGCATTACGCATGAGGACCAGGTGCGGCCGTCGGTGATGAAACGGCTGATGATGAAGGGCTATTACCGCGACATTGACCTGCCGCAGCCATCGGCCCCGCAGGCCAATGCCGTCGATGAGAAGGTCGCGCAAATTCAGGGCACGCAGACAGCCGGCAATGATCAGCGACGGCCGGAGGATGTGCCGTTCACGATCTGGGAAAGCCAGTGCGAGCTCGATTTGAATGATTTTGCCCCGAAGGATTTCAAGGACCGTGGCATTCCGCTGCCCTATCTGGTGACGATCGACAAGGATAGCCGCACGGTGCTGGCCATCCGTCGGGACTGGAAGCCCGATGACGAGGATGCAGCCCGCAAGCGCATGTATGTGAAATATCCCTACATCCCCGGTCCCGGCTTTTATGGGACCGGTCTGGCCAATGTGCTGGGCAATGCCACCGCGGCGCTGACGGCCGCATGGCGCATTTCGCTCGACACGGGCATGTATGCCAATTTCCCGGGCGGACTGATTGCCGAGCTCGGCGCGCGGCAGAATTCCTCGGTGATCCGCCCGCAGGCGGGCGAATTCGTGCCGGTCAAGACCGGCGGCCTGCCGATCCGCGATGTCATCTCCGAGTTGCCCTATCAGGACGTCACAGCGGGCCTCATGGCTATGATCGACAAGGTGCTGGCCCAGGCCAAATCGGTCGGCACTGCGGCTGAGGTGCCGGTGGGCGAAGGCGTGCAGAATGTTCCGGTTGGCACCATGCTGGCGCATGTCGAGC